GTTCCCCGCAATCGCGGGTCACTACCATCGAGATAACCTCTCGGTAACCTCGCTAAGTCTTCAACATACCTAGTCCGTTTTGTTCTAGGTGTGTAACAAAGTGAAGACCCACTGGTACTCGTTACAAAGTTTCCTACTATCAATTGCATAGCAATATGATGGTTAAGAGACTCTTCTTTGACACGTCGATGATGTTTGTCGACACACCAAAGCTTGTAGCGTCTACCAACCAACTGAGAAGAACGAATCCCTGCAAAGGGAGCTTCCCACATTGGAACGAAAAACGGTTTATCTACACTAAGACAAGATACAAGGAACCTATACGCAGAAACGCAAGGAACTTTGTGTCTTAGCGACCAAACAAGGAGTTGATTGATCGCAATGTAGATCTCAGGATCAGTTGCAAGGCTTTTTACATAAAATGGCGTTACATTCTTGCCATCGTAGAAATCGCCACCGCAACTTTCTCTGAATAAACCGGTGGAATAGGACTTATCGTTATTCACAATAAGACCTGCTCCAGCGAGGGTTTTCTTAACTAGCTCGCAGTCTTCCATGGGGACTATAATATCGTCTCCAAAGACACCGGTGTTCGCCTTATCCCACCACATAGATTTCGCAATCCGATGTGATTGGCAAGCGTACACAAGAGCTAATAAAGTCATTGTCATAACAGGAAAGGTAAAACCATTCCCCATTGTTGACAACATGTTAAGACGAACCCACCCTTTGCCTGGTACATTAACTTCCTCGGACCTAATTGCCGAGAGAAAATGGTACCATTCTTGGGGCCACAGCAATCTAATAAGTTCTAGAATTATCAAATCAGAAGCGTTTTTAAGGTCGAGAGTTGCTAACAATCGACAGAACGTTCCTAACCAAGCCAGAAATTTGTTTATTTCCGGTTGCGAGGATAAGTCTAGGCCTACAGCCCTCAAAGCACCTTCAATGTACATGCCTGCAGCAAGCTGCAGAGCCATATTCCATAAAGGTTCAGAGGTTATAGTGCGCCGTGTCTTTTCGTTTTTGTGAACAGAGCTTAATTGACTCCCTCTAACGATTTTAAACTCACAACCGACTTCGGTATCAAAACCGGATAAGTGTGGGTCTAATGCGCGCAACAACTGCGCGAATCGTAGAGCCCTCTTTGTTACCGTATTGCTTTGCTCGATAGACTTCGAGACAAAGTGTGTGCCACGAACACCGTAAGATTTACCGGGTCCGTGACGCCACATACGTAATAACAAACCTAAATCAAGAACTCCTCCAGGATCACTCGAGCTATTTGCTTGAGTAAAACGGTTGAGCGCGACGCTAATGAAGTGTCGCGCATCAGCCACAATCCGAGGACCGAGATTAGGCCGAACTTCACCTGCTTGCTCGTTGATAGATAAAAAATCTTCAACAGCTTTAGTATGCAGTGCATCAGCATTATCAGTAATAAGGAATTTCTTCCTAAGTCTGATAAGTTGACGCTGTGCCGCATACTCGGCGTGTTTAGTTCGGGGTCGGGTGCAAAATGCATTTAAGTCTCCGGAAAGTAGTTCTGCAAAAGAGCGTAAGCGTCGATCGCATATCGCCGGCGGAGCTTCAACAGCAAACGTCGATTTTTTACTCATTGGTAACTCCAAATAAGTTAGTTAGAAAGAAACGTGATAGGTTAAAGAATACCTGTCACAGCAGTGTCACCAAAGCCGCTAGAGATCTGATTCAGAGCTCCAACGAACAATGATAACATTGCTCTAATTTCTTCTGGTTCGTACGTATCAGTACCAGCAGGGACCTCAATAGTCGCATTAATCATTGCGATTTGAGCCTGTTGGTTTGCATACGGTACGGCCCCCTTTCGAACGATTACTTTATAAACGTTCTTAGGAACTTGTTTGATGATACCAGTTACTGGATTAGGTGCGGGCAGCGTCTTCATAGAAGCCGGCCGCATCACCGTAAGAGTAAAAGGTTTGCTGACAGAATGGGTATCCACATTAGGCATACCAGAAACCGCAGTAGCTGCGTATTGCTTCCCATTTATGGAAGGCGCAACATCCGTGGTTAAGGTAATGCTGGGTGTAGTAAAACCAGTCTGAGCTCCACCGGTGACCGGCGATGATACTGTAACAGTCATAAAAGGACCTTATATACATATTGATAAACCTCGGTTTACTCTAAGCTAGCAAAAGGCTAGTTAGATTGAGGAGTCGATTAACACTGTTTGCTGCTATCTCGCTTTGGGTTTTAAACCGAAACGATCGATGAGGCAGTGCTGCGAGTGTAGAACGTTGAAATAAGAAAGAACTAGCTTTTAAAACCTGAGATACGCCACCAGTTTGCTCATAAGTAGAACTTATGACAATCGGGTTCCATATTTCAGAGGCTCGTTCTTCGAATTTAACGCTTTTACAACAGTATATCGTGTTGCCTGCACCACTCGTGAAAGTATCACTGAGGAAGTCTCCTGTCGTAGTAAAATAATCTACGATCCAACTAAAAGGAATTAGTTCCCAAGCTGTGGGAATAATCTCACCGAAATTGAGTCCAAAATGGGACCCGATTCCGTAGTTGTTTGAGGAACGGAGGTTCATACGAACCCCGGCAGTATACTGTACGTGGTAATCATTCTCATATCTACGCATCACATTTTTCCAATTCATCCCTTCACAAGCGGATGTCTCAGAAAGATTCGAGTTTGTAGATAACCAGAATGTTTCAGCTTTGCCTTTGTATCTTTGGCAGATATCTGCCCTCGCTATGTAAGAATTAATACTTTCATAGGCCGAGTTAAGATCAGAGACAGTGGGAGAAACCCCAAAGCTGAATGTCAACCACGCTTTCGATGCAGCTGAGACTACATTACGAACATTACCGTGTTTGAGCTCTACGAGACTCTTAGCGAGTCCAGTAGTCGCATCAATCACTGAACCGAGTAACCCATAGGTTTCTCGGAGTTCGGCTAATGGGACCAAGGCTTTAAAGGCACCTTGATCATTAGCTAGCCTCTGTTTTAGTCTTTTTAGAGCAATATCATCCGCAGCAATAGTTTGACTATTGTTCGGGATATTGTTCAATGGAGACCAAGCCATCGACCCAGTGAGTGCAGACGAAAAGCGAGAACCATCTTTTTTACGAGAAGACGAATACATGAGCGGTTGCTCAATGTTATAAGACTTTCGTAAGTAATTAGATGTCGCATCTTGCCGTTTTGCAATCTTAACTCGGTAATCAGGGTTATTAATACGATTCCTAGTATCAGTAGCGACAGGTACACTAACGATAGAACCAGTGACTACACCATTATTAGTAATGATGTTGCCACCACGTCTATAAGTTTTTGAACCTTCAATTACTTGCATAAGAATCTCCTGATTATGGTTGTAAACGCCTCAAATGGTGATAAGCCAAATGAAACGAGTGCTATAAATAGCTCCAAAACATATCTATTCATGAGAACAAGAACTCCTCGAAGACATATGTCTAAGAAGGTCAGTTCTGAGGAATACTCGTAACTCTTCATTGTTATCGAAGAGTAAGAGTATGGAGTCAAAATCGGAACGGTTTACAGGATTGACTAACTCGCAGTTACAAGCTGCTAGCAGATCAATTAGTAAACGATTTTCAATTGAGACTTGCTCTATGTACATAGATCCTCCAAAGTTAAATGAATAAGATATGAACCCGTGTAGGACCTGGGAAGGCCTACAGGTGATTTAACGTCACCAACGGTAGAAGCGCACACACAAGTGTGTACTTGAAAAGCGC